GAACCGGTCGAGCCCTGGGCACGAGCCTCGACGCCGTGGTCCTGGCACCACCGCTTGGCCTCAACGTCGCCGCCCTTGGCCTTGAACCACATGCCGACCGAGTACGCGTCCTTGGCGTTCTCGAACGCACGGAGCCGACCCGAGAACGGGACCGCCTCGACGCGGACCTTCTCGCTCCGCTCCTCAGTGGCCTCGGGGGCCGGCGAGCAGCGATCCACCACGCTGCGGAGATTCTTCGCCGACTCGGCAACCGACTTCTCGAAGTCGATCTTCCGGGCGAGCTTAGCGGCGTCGGCCGTCAGCGTCTCGAGTTCGAGGTCACGCTCGGCGATCTTGTCCGCGTCGCCTTCGATGGCCCGCACGGCGTCGATCCGGTTGGCGAGGGTAACGGCCTCGTCCTGCAGCTTCTTGAGGTTGTCCACGTGTGTTCTCCGCCGGCGGTATTGCCGATGGAGTTCACGGTCGCACTAGCGGGCATCCCTCTTGCAGAAGCGCACTTCAGAAACTGTTGTTTTCACAAACACCACGCCACGAGCACCGCATCGCGGGCAGCGTAGATACCGCTGCCGCTCGTCACCGCACGGGCGCGAAGAACGGCACCGCAACTTCTCGCCGCACGTGCAGCGGGCGTCAGCCATTTCGCAGCCTCAGAGAAGCAGCCCAGGCGGCGGCGACGCCCCGCAGGGCCGAACGCGAACGATCCGCCTGGGCCGCAGGCTCGGGCGTGGGCTCGGCGACTGGCTGGGAATTAACCCACGCGTCGTAAGACCGCATGGCGACAGCGGCCGATGCTGCCGGGTACGCAGGCGTCAGAACGACAGACACGTCTGCCAACATCGAGATCTCACGGATCTCTCGCACTGCCCCCTGTTCATCGCTCGTCCACCGCTCGCCCGTCTTGGGGTCGAGAGCGAAGGCGAAACTCGACGCCTTGAGGTCGCGGCGACGCAGGAGCTCCAGCGTGTCGCGGCCCACCTGCGTGTCGGGCGGCGTCACCGTGTACCGCAAGCCCTTCTCGTCGCTCGACAACTCAAGCGTGCCGCTTGATGTGCGACCGAGGATGAGATCGCTGTTGTGGTTCAGCAACGCCACCACGTCCTGCTTGCCACGCTGGCGGGTCAGAATCTTGTCAAACGCACCAGGCAGGATGATCTCGCGGAACTGCGAGCCGCCTTCCCGCAGCGGCAGGCTGAAGCGGTTGTAGACGGCGGCGTATCCGGTGATGACCTGCGTGCCATTGGCCCGCGTCTCAATCGTGAGCTCGGCCTCGGGCACTTCCTCAAAGGCGAGGCAGCGGCGTTCAAGTTCCATCTGTCGTGTCCTCCTCTTCGGCCTGGTCTTCGGCGTCATCGGCCGGCGTGTCTTCATCCTCGGCGGGCGGCTCTGGCATCGGCTCCGGGGCCGGCGGCTCCTGGCCCACCTTGTCTAGCGTGGTCATGTTCAACTGCACGAAGTGCTTGTCGCCTTCCGGCCCGATTGGGTTGAGGTTCTCAAGCTCGCGGATCTCGTTGATCGTCATCCACCCGTTCTGCAGGGCCGAGACGTAGTAGGCAGACCGGCTCGCGTGGTCGCCACGCAGTAGGCCACTCACGCTGTGCTCGGCGAAATACCGCTCATCGTCCACGATCAGGTCACGCGAGATCGCGGCTTCCCATCGCTTGAGATGAGGCAGCAGGCAGTGCTGCACAAACTCCGTGCCCTGCACCTCGATGTTGCTGTATGTCGAGCGGGTCAGGTCTTGGATCATGTGCGGCGGCACACGAAACGCCCGGCAGATCTCGATCACCTGATACTGCCGCGTCTCAAGGAACTGGGCCGCCTCGTTGCTGCCGCTGAGTTCGTGAGCCTTAACGCCATTCGGAAGGACCGCCGTGCGGTGTGCTCGATCCGGCCCCCGGTGCATCCGCTCCCACTGCTCACGCAGACGCTCGGCCGCCTCGGCCGGAATCGGGTTGTCACTCTCTAGCACGATGCCGGGCCGGGCACCGTTGCCGAAGTAGGTGGACCCGTGGGCCTCCAACGCCTGGGCCAGCCCGATGGCGTTCTGGAAGATCTTGTACGTGGGGATCGCCTTGATGCCGTCCTCGGTCGTGAACCGCAGGGCGAAGATCTGCTCTTGGCTGTAGACCGTCTGCCGGCCGCTCGGCTCGCGGTAGCGATACCGCAGCGTGCCGTCTTCCAACCGCTCGGCTTCCATCCGAGACGAGTGCAGCGGCCACAGTTCCGAGACGGCACCGCGAGCGCCGGGGCGGATCTCGGCGTAGCTCGCACCGTAGTGGAGGTACATGCCCGTCATCCAATCCCGAAACTCTTGGGCCGTCTGCCACGGGTTGGGCTGCATGTGCAGCAGGCGATACACGGGGTGGCTCGTGGCCTTTTGCTTGCCGCCATTAGCGAGCCGCTCAAAGACGTGGAGCGGCAGGGCCGAGACGGCGTCAGAGATCACCCGGATGCAGGCCGTGTAGGCCGAGCACGCCATCGAGTTGTCAGCGTTGACGCGAACGCCAGACGGCGTACGGCTGGAAGAAACCTCGGGCCAGTCGATGCCACGCAGGTCGAACATCTTGTAGTCGGCGACGGCGTTTTCGTTCATAGGGTGATGATGTCCCAGTTCTGCTCGGCTGGTTTCGCAGTCGCCACGGCGTGCAGCCCGAGGCCCATCACCAGCGAGACGATGCCGTCGATGCGTTCCGTGCTTTTGGCCTTGCTCGGCTTGATGTTGCCCTGGTGGTCGGTCTGCACTGCCACGTTGCCAGCCATCCACGACAGTACCGGATGATTCCCGTGGCGGATCTTCTCCGAGAGCACGAGGTTCTCCAACTGCTTGCTCGGGCTGCTCATGGAGCCGTAGCCCTGTCCAAAGCCTGTCACATTCACGCCTTCCCCTTGCAGTTGGGTAGCGAGTTGAGTGGCGTTCCAGCGGTCGATTCCCACCTGCCGGATATTGAACTTCTGTGATAGCTCGACGATGTCGCGGCGGATCACGTCGTAGTCGGTGACGTTCCCATCGGTGGCTCTGATGTACCCGTCACGGATCCACCCGATGTAGTCCACCTTGTCCCGCTGCGTCCGCTCGGCGGCGTTCTCCTGCGGAACCCAGAAGAACGGCAGCACGTCGAAGGTGCCATCGTCGGCCTGGCTCACCAGCACCAGGGCCGACAAGTCATAGGTGGTCGCAAGGTCGAGCCCGGCGTACCACTCACGCTGCTCGAGGTCGCCAGACAGCGGCTTGCCGCACTTGGCCCAGTTGTCGGGCGAGAGCCACCGCACGTCCTGGGTGGTCCAGACGTTTAGTCTGTATCGCAGGAACGCGTTGAGCTTCGACGGCGACTGCTCGGCCTCGCGGGCATCGGCTGCGAATGACTCCACCGTGATCGTCTCGCCCAATGACGGGTTGGCCTTGTGCCACGTCTTCGGGTCTTTCCAATCGTCATCGGGCGAGGCGGCGTAGATGCACCCGAAGAATGCAGGGTCCACCGTTGGGTCGGCAATGCACCGCTCGGCGTATGCGTGCTGTTCCCAGCAGATCGACTTGCGGTCGTAGCCCGCCGTGGTGATGGACAGAATTAGCGGCTGGCGGCGGGCGGCACCGCCGTACCGCAGCGCGTCCCACAAGCGGCGATCACGCTGGGCGTGCAACTCGTCAAACAGTAGGGCGTGAATGTTCAGTGGTGACTGGCTTGTGCCCCTCAAGCCGAAGCCTGAGGGGCACAAGCCAGTCCCTCGGCTCTGAATGCGTCAGCACTCAGCACCCGATAAAACGAATTGCTTTTTTTGTGAACGATGGTCTTGCGGCTGTCGATCACCTCAAGGTGCCGAGACAGGGCAGGGGATGCCCGCACCATGGACGCCGCTTCACGGTAGATGATGCCCGCCTGCTCGCGGTCGCAGGCCGCACCATAGACTTCCGCCCCAGGCTCGGAGTCGAAGGCGGTCATGTAGAGAGCGATGCCGGCGAGTGTGGTGGACTTGCCCTGCTTCTTCGGAAGCTCGATGTACCCGACGCGGTGCTGCCGCAACTCGTCTGGGTTCAGCCGGCCGAAGAGCTCTCGCATCACGTGGTGCTGCCACGGCAGGAGCGTGAACGGCTTGCCGGCGTTCTGCCCCTTGCTGTGACGCAAGATCTTCTCGAAGAAGTGCACAACCCGCTCGTACTTTGCCTGTCCCTCTTTGCAGAGATCAGGCACCGTGGAGCTTGAAGAACTCCTCGACTTCGTCGGTTGGCTTTTCTTCCTTGCCACCTAGCCGCGTCCTACTGCTCGGGGTCAGGCCAAACTCGCCCATTAGCGAAGCCTGGAGCGCCACTAAACTGCGATACAACGGGCCAGCCGGATTCGGTTTGACCCCACCGAGGTCGGTTCGCATCACCGGGCCAGTGGCCCGCAGCTCAAGTAGGCACGCCTGCGTCGCAGCGTACACCTCGCACAAAGTCGCCAACGCTTCGCCGTCAGCAGTGGTGAGTGTGCCGAGGCCAAGCAGGATCGGCACGAGCTCGTTCCACTTCTCCACGGCGAGCGGCTCGACCATGAGACGCTTCGGCATCGGTGGCGATCCAGCCGGGGCCGGCAGGTCGGGCCGGATCGCACGCTTGCCAGGGTTGCCGGCCAGGCGGCGGACGCTGGCGGGTGCCGGCTTGGGTCCGCGTTTTCCCACGGTCAAAAACCTCGCGGAAACTTGCGGCCGCGCTCACGGAGGAAGCGACCGGGGTTTTTATTGGCCAAAGTTGGGGTGATTTCGACCACCCTGGTCTCGGCTCGCGGTCGGCCGCGAGGCCACGACCTGGCTCGCACACGCGACCGCGACGCGATTTTGCGACGCGACTTCGCCTTGCTCGCGTCGCGTTTTGCGTCCATGGCACGACCTGCAAAGCGTTTGGCCATTTGCCACGTCGTACCTGGCACCACCTTGGCTAACAGGCACAACGTGGTCTGCTTGTGCGTACTCCTGGCAGACAGCCCCGCAGGCTTTGCATTGCCACGCGTCCCGCGTCAGCACGGCTTGCCGCCATGCTCGGTGTGCCTTGTCGCAGTAGCCGCGTGCCGCCGCGTTGGGCCTGGCACTATCGTCTCGCCGTTGACGCGACGCACGCAGACGCAGCGGCCTATGGGCGGGTATGCGTTGCGGCATAGGGGGGGCATCAGCTCTTGAACATCACCACACCGCTGGTGCCGGTGCTGTTCGTCGTGGCCGAGACGATCTTCAGATACTCAGTGCCGAACACTTCGTCAGGCAGCGAGTAGGCCCGGCCATCCGTGCTGGAAGCGGCCAGCGTGAGGTCAGCCACACTGCCGTCGCTCTTGTACAGCCGCCGAAAAGTGCCGGTGCTCGATGGGCTCACCCACATCTGGAGCGTGCTGGCGTTCGTGTTCATCGTGCCGAACGACACGACGGCCCCTGCAACGTCACGCATGTCGAGCGTGGTGGCCAGGCTCGTGGCGGTGTGCAGCGTGATGTCGAAGTCGCGGTACTTACGCGAGATGATCGAGTCGGCCATGCGTGGTCTCCTGTGCCTTTAGGCTAGGGTGGGGGGGCGTTAGCCTTGCAGTGGATCGGGCGGCAGCAGCGCCACGGCATCGGCCCACGGGATTACCTCGACGCTCAAGAGGAGCACGGCCTGGTCCGCCGCCGCCCACATGGCGTGGAGTAGACCGCCGGGCATCACCTCAGTGAGAACGTCGGCACAGAGCATGAGGCGGCCGTCACTCAGGACGCGAGGCATCGGCACGCAGTTGGTGGTGCCGTGTTCCGCGTGGAGTTTCGCGAGCCTCGCGGCGAGTTGCGGCGTGAACACCAGAGCGTATTGCTTGGAATCCTCGTATGAGATCGGCAGCGTAAGTTCTGCGAGTGTCATGGGATGGCGGCCGTGATGGCAGTGAACAACGTCGAAAGCCTGCTATCTAGCGTGGCAAGCGTCATCGACGAGCCGATGGAATACCAGCGGAGACGGCAGTCAGCGTGATTAGTGACAGACGCCAGCGTGTTGGCGTTTGTGGCGAAAACAAGAATGTTCGCGTTCTCTGGCGTTGTCGAATTGAACCCGGCAGATGCCGTTGAGCCTGCGGCCCGGTAAGTGAGTGAGTTGCTTGCAGACCGCGACAATCCGACGAAATTAGTCATCGACGCATTTGCGACATTGACGGAACTGTCGCCCGTTGAATTGTGAATTCGCCAGTTTGCGTTGACGCTTCCCCTAAAGATGTTGGTTCCGCCAGCATTGTTGACGCTGCTGCCGATGTACGAATCTGACGTTTGCGTCGTCACAGAATCCACCCATACGCTGACATGCTTGTCGTTCTGGCCGTCGGCGTTGTTGTTCCTGTTGCTATCCAGGTACTTGGTCGTCCCGTTGCCGACTAGGCCCGTCTTTCGGTTGTAGTCGCCGGTGACGAAGTTGTTATTCGTCGGGGCGCTGCCGACCAGCGGCGTCAACGCCCCAGACAGCGTGCGAGCGCCTGCGAGGATGCAGGACGCCTTGATTGCTGACCAGATGCCGTCGGCCTTGCAGCCCACGACGAACGCATTGACTGCTTTGGCGACCGCAACCTCAAGTTTCTGCCCGTCTGCCGTCTGCACGGCCGCGATGTACGCACGGGCGTCAGCGTCCGGCGCAACGTAGCCCGTCTGTCTCGGCCGCAGCAGCTTCGGATTCATCGCCATGCGTCAGTTCTCCACCTTGGCTGCCTTGGGTTGCAACGCGTAAAGCAACTTCGTCTGCTCTGCCACGGCCTGGCTGATCTCGCGTTGCGTCTCGCCGAGTTGCTTCACGAACGAGCGGTGCTCTTCTACCAGAGGCAGTAGCACGTCGTTCCGCAGTATCCACCCGGCTGCAAGTGCCACGAGCACTGGAAAGCCCCATCGCTCCATGATGCCGAACGCAGTGTCTTTCGCCGCCTCAGTCATAGTTCCGTGCCTCACGCATCAGCAGACGCATCTGCGTGCGGTTCTCCTGTCGTGCGAGCCACCATTGAACCAAGAGTTTCACCACCTCTTGCACAAGAGCCCCGAGCACCAGCGTCAGGATGATGCCCATGCCGAACTCGTGGCGGGCGGCCCGCTCGATCTGCTTGGTGTAGTGCTTGGCCACGACCTGCGTCTCGTCGGCGTTGCACTGCTCGAGCACCGGCACGGGCCAGCCTCGCACGGCTGACTTCACGATCCGCGAGACGATGCGACGGCCGGCAACCGATCGCTGTAGCGTCGGCAGGCGATCCCAGACGTGAGCCTGGAGTTCTGGCAGCGTCATTTCTTGCCCGTTCCTTTGCAGATGGGGCAGACGATTTTGATTTTCCCGTCACCGATGAAGCCGTCCACGCAGTTGTCACACTTGTCGCTCGCCGGGCTGGGGGCGATCTCGTTCCGCAGCTGCACGACCATGCGGGCTGTCTCGCAGGCCAGGTCGGCGGTGACGCCGTTGTCGCCAGGCAGTGTGGCGACGCAGCCAACGAGCACGACGGCGAACGCGAGCAGGAATCTCACAGGATGCCCTCCAGCCAGTTGCCGGGCATCGGCGACGGACGGAACCCGCTGTACCCGGCGTAGACGTAGGAATCACGGCCCGAGAGCATCCGGTCACACACTTCGGCGTCGATCCAGAATGAGCAGTTGCGGACGGCGGGCGGAATGTCGTGCGGGTAATGCTTGCCAACTGTGTTGGAGTCGCCCCACGAGTTCGCGCAGAGAAGCCCCGGCCGCTTGCCGTAGCGAACGCCGATGAAGCACATGCAATGCCACCAGACGCCGCCCGGCTTACAGAAGCCGTCATCGTCGCGGGACATGCTGAAGCCCTGGCCGCTGCACACGACAACCGGGTAGCCGTTGCTGATGGCAGCCGCCGCCTCGTTGAAGTTGGTGGCCAACGTTGTCTCCGAGCACCGCCGCTCCTTGGCGTACGGCTCAAGCACGTCGGGCACGCCGTTGCGGCCCCACTCACGGTCCCGCTGCTGCTTGCCTTCCTCGCGAACTACGGTGCCGCCGTAGTCCACGCCGTAGTGCAGGGCACCGAAGTCGCGGATCGACTTCGCGGCATGGAATCCCGTGCTGCCGTCGCCGCCGTTGTTGGAACGCTGGCCTCGAGCCTCCACGCGTGAGAAGCCATACAAACTCGATTCGATGGTCCGGCCGTGCCAGGCTTCCGGCTCTTTCCGCCAGTGAATGTCGCACGCAGCGAGCACGTCTACCGCAAGGCTCGCGCCCCAGCCGACGCATGAGCCGACGTTACCTTGCGAGCCACGCTTCCACTTGCTGTCGCACGCCAGCAGGGCTGGGTACAGAAGCACGTCCTGATCGGCCGCCTTGAGATCCGGCCCGGCCGTCGCGAGCGTCGGATGCGGAAGCGACGCCACGAATGCGGCGGCACCTTCCGGGTCAGGCACGTAGCCCATGCCATGCTCTGCCATGCGTCAGCCCCCGTTGACGCCGGCCCATGCCACGGCCTTACAGAACGCCACATAACGGCCCCGGAGGTCCGCAGTGACCGGCACAACGTCCGTGCCGACAGCGGAGCCGTAGGCGGCCTCTACGGCCTTCCTGAGCGATTCGTTGGAGCCGGGCACGTGCTGCCCGATGCGACGCCAGGCGATGTCCACGGCGAGAGCAGTGAAGGCCCGCAGGCTGCGGGTGTCCGTGAAGACCACCTCGGTCGTGACGGCATCGCCAGCGGCCACAGTAGCGGCCTTGGTCCAGACTTCAGCCCACAGGGCACGATCCACGGCCGACGCACCACGCAGGGCCTCGGCAATCGGCGTAACAAGGCGTTGCATCTCGTCACTCGGCGTATCAACCGCCACGCGGGCCGGGGCGGTCGGCAGCGTCGGCAGCGGCACCTTGCCCCAGGCGGCAGCGACCAGCAGAGCGACGGCCGCAAGCCTGGTCAGGAGACCGGCCTTTTCTTTTGCGGCCTCCACCGCACGACTCGCGGCCGCTCGGATTTGCGGCCAGTAGGGAGCCACCGTGAGAGCAACCGCCAGAGCGAGGGCACCGGCACGAAATGCGAGTTCAACATTCACTTGCGGCCCTCGACTTGCATCAGGCAGAACCGCACGAGCGCCTCGCCTTCCTTGGTCTTCAGCACGTCCGAGATGAGCCGCACGAGTTGGTCATCGGTCACGGCCTTCGTCTTCGACGCCAGCCATTCACAGGCTTCGCCGACGATGATGGAACGCTTGTACGGGTCAACCTCGTTGACAAACCGCTGGCCGTAGCCGATCAGCGGCGACCAAGCGGAAAGCAGCTGGATCTGCTGCCACACGTTGAGGTTGGCCCCGTACTTGTCGAGCTCGGCGGGCGTGGCTTCGTAGTTCACGGCGTGTCCTCCTCTCCCGATTCTGCCTCCTCGTCCTCATCCCCTTGCAGCGGCGTCACGTTGACGGTGTCGTTCAGCCAATCCCACACCGAGCGGTAGCAGTCCTCAGCCTCGTCTGCCACGTCCTTTCGGTCCAGACGAAACGGCTGCTTGAATCGCTCTTCCTCGAGCACCTTGCCGTTGCCGTCAGTCATGTAGCAGTACGCGTACAGCTGCCCGTACTCCACGACGATCCGCCGATGTACGTGATCGTTGCCGCTCACCACTGCACCTCTCCGGCCTGGTCCTCGAACGCGTCCCGGGCTTCGTCGGTCATCTCGATCCGTTTAAGCGTCACGGGCTGGCTCTTGATTACGCGGCGGTCCTCGCGTACTTCCTCGCTCCACGTCGCCTGGATTTCCCTCCTGGCCTGCTCGATCTCGCGGGGCGTCGGGTCACGCTGACGCACGGGCTTGGCCCGTAGTCGCCGGTCGTGCCGGGGGGGCAGATGCCAGACGTGCTTGAGCCGGATGACTTGGTCGCGGGAAATGGTCCACCGCTCGCACAGTGCCCTCATCGGCATGTGCGTCAGCCAATCGGCGCGGAAAGCGGCAACGCTAATGGTCGCCGTGCAGCCCTTCATTGTCGGTCATCCAGGCCATAACGCATCGCTGCGACGGGTTCAGGTAAAGGTGCTGGCCCGTCGCCCTGGCGACGCTTGCGTGATATGGAACGTGCTCGCAGTCTTTCACGCCGTCATATGTGCCTTGCAGGAAGGCTTCCGTGCGGTAGATGCACAGCCCGCCGAAGGCAGACGAGACGAGCACGGGCGGCGAGCCAACCGGCGGCAGCCACTGGTGCTTCCATCCGCCGATCCCGGCGGTGTAGTCATCGAAGTAGCAGCGAGACTGCCCCACTCCACGCAACGCCCAGGCGTCATAGTGCGTCCATCCCTTGCCGATCTTCGGCTGCCGATCCTCGCCCATGCCTAGCATCGTGAACTCATTGAGTGAGACGCTGGCCATGCCGTAAGCCCCTGGCATCTCCACAAGCCACCCTATGCCGTTGATGACTCCAGCGTGCGACCAGCCGCCCCATTGGTCCCAGTCGATGACGATCACGTAGTCGGCGTCGGCGGCACAATCACGCACCCATCGTTGGCACGCGTCGCGGTACTCGGCCAGGGCAATCGTCCTGCGGCCTGCGAACTCGGCCCCGTAATGCTCGCGGCCCAGCGTCTGCGACGTGAACGTGGCCTGCTTGTGGACTTCGGCGAACGCCTGGAGTACCTCAAGCGTCTGATCCGTGCTGTCGTTCTCTTCGATGTGCAGTGCCCACGACTTGCACGACCGCACGAGGTACTCGAGCCGCCCGAGGTTCTCAGCCAGCCGCACGGCACAGTTGCGGGCCAGGCCCACGAAAGCCACTTTGGAATGAGCCAGCCGGGCCATGCCTTCCGCGTACCGTTTCTGGTACAGCTCGGCGAACGGCTCCGGTGGGTAGATGAGATGGTCGGGGATGTTCATTTCTTCCACGCGACTCCGAGGCCGTAGCCGTCCGTGATGATTTCGTGCGGTGCTTTGTGCTTCGCCACGAACTCATCAAAGCACTGCATCAGATTGGGGTGAGCCGGATGCGTGATGTCGTGGAACACCACGCAACCGCCGGGCTTCACGAGCGGCCAGACGTTCACCAAGTCGGCCATGCCGCCTTCGTAAGAGTGGTCGCCGTCCACGAGCACGAGGTCGAACGCTTCGGCTTTCTCGGGCATCAGGGCCGGGATCGTGTCTCGGCTGTTGCCGTCGAGAAACGCACGGCGACCGTCGAAGTTGAAATCGTCCAGCAGCTGCTCGATGTGCTGATGGTTGCCGCGTCCGCTGCCGCCGTAGTCGCTGCCCCAGAGATCCGCCACCCAGATAGACAGCAGATCGGCGGCGGCGTTCTCCAGCACGATTCGCAGCGAGTCGCCTTCACGGGTGCCGATCTCAAGGTAGTGCTGCACCTTGTGCCGCTGGCAGTGCTCGGCGAGGTAGCGGTAGAGGCTGGCGTTGCTCACCCGATCCGCACGGTTGTCCGTGCCTCCGTGCCGTACGACTTCTCGATCACCAGGCGAGCCACGCATGTGTCATCGCCGATCACGTCTTGCAATGCGTCCAGGCACGCCTTGGCGATGTTGTCCACGTCGGGCCTGGGCAGTTTCGGTGCGTCTGGTTTGACGCCGCTCTTCCGCACGTGCGACTTCGGACGCACGAAGACTGCGTCGATCACGACGTTGAGCGGCTCTCCGGTGTCGCTGAGCCCAGCCGCTCGAGCAGCTGCTGCCAGCGATTGCCGGTAGGCATGCACCGGATGCTTCGCGGGCACATACGCCCGTGCGAACCCGCCCCGAGTCGAGACGCGTGGCCTCGGCTGCGGGACGGGCTCGCCAGGTACTGAGAACGTGATGCTCACCGGTAGCGAATCACGGCGAACCACTGGCGGCGGGCCGGCGAGTAGGCGACGCCTTCCTCGACGATCACACGCTTGCCGAAGAAACAGCAGTTCCTCCGAGCGGCCTCGGGCGTCGAGCCGCAGCCGATCCCTTCGTACTGGCCGCAGCTCGAATGCACGAGCACGCCGCGACGGGCGATCACTGTGGCGTGATCCTGAGCCGTCACGATGACAGTCGGGGCGGCTTCAACCGTGAAGCACACCAGGGCCACAAGGCAAGCGAGAAGCAAACGCATGAGACATCCTCCGTGAGCGCCCGGTGTCCGCCGGGTCAAACGGAAGATGGCATGCGTGTCAAACGTTCACGCTTGCGAGCAACTGTCGCTTTCCGTCAGTTTCTGTCCACTCGCCGCTTCGCCGTCTTTCGCGGCGACTTCCTCGCCTAGCGGCCGTGAAACCCATTTCCGCGCCGTGTTAGGCGGCGAAGATGCCGGCGAATACTTGTTCTCAGGACAATCGCTCCAGCAGTTCCCGCAGCACTCCAGCAGGCCCGGCCGCGTATTCGGCATCCATCTTTCTGATTGCGTAGCCCAAGCAAGTGCGCTCTGTGTCCGTGAGCGTCGGCTTTCGATAGAGCGGGACGATCTCGCCGCCAATGTCCTCGGCGCAAGACTCGGCCTCGCTGTAGCCGGGTGCAAGGTGCATCCTGTCATGCCCATCGAAAACGGCCCATGCCACCGGCTGAGAACCAGCGGATGCAAGAGACGGCTCGTTGGCGTCATCCGGTGTAGTCATGTTTGTTCCTCGCCGCTCCTGATCCTTCACGTTCTCACCCTTGTCGCTCCAATAACCCGCGCAGCGTGGCCTTGAGTTGTGGCTTACAGACCCATGTCTCTATCGCCAACTCAATCGCCGCACGCTCCTCGTCGGCGAGCCGCAGCCGCTCAATCTCGTCGGCCGCCTCGTCCAGCAAGGCCAACGGTTCACCTTCCTGCTCTGCCCGTAGTGATCTGTCTCGCAGTTCTTTCGCTATGTCGCTCATGTCATCCTCCATGCCTGTGAGAACCACGCGATGCAGCGGACGAGCCGCTGATCGCCGGCTGTCTCGCTCAGTGGCCGGCCCCGCCTCGCCTGCATCAGCGACGGCGTCATCAGGAATCACCCAGCCAAATCGCGTATCCAGCCACACGCCGTCGCGCGTGAATCCGTAGCACAGCGGCCCCTCCTGGTCATGAGTCGCTGTCGTTGGATCACTCATGCGATGCCCCTGGTCCCGCGTGTCGGTGCAGCAGCCCCCGCAGCGTGTCGGCTCGCTCATGCGCAGTCGCCGCTTCGTCGTCCGCAACGCACGTCGCGATTGCCTCTCGCTCCGCGTCGGTGAGCCGCAGCCGCTCCACCTCCGCGTGCGCCGCCTGGAGTCGCAGCCGCGATATCTCGGCGTCACCACGCAGGCGAGACACTTCATCCAGCAGCCCTGCATCACTCATGCCATACCTCTCGGTTGGAATATCCCTCGCCGCCACTTGGACACCTTGCTCTGCGTGTTCGTCACGTCTTCCCGCATCCGCTCTTGAATGTGCCGTTCCTTTAGCACAGCCTTGAGCCGCTCGATCTCTTCTGGCGACGGGTCTGCAGGCTTGTTCTTCTGCGGCCTCTGTCGCTTTGGCAATTTGTACTTCTGCGCCCAATGGCAGACGGTGCTGGCAGAGACCCCGAAGCGTTTGCCAATCGCCTCGGCAGTCTCGCCAGCAGTCCACATCTGGTGCAATATGACTGCACGCTTGTTTTTCATCGTCACTCCGTCGCCAGGGGCATGATGACGCCCACGAACGTGTCCGTGCGGAGCACCACCGCCGACTGCGAGTCGGTGGCCTGGACGCTCACCGTGGGCTCGCCGTCAGCCGGAAGGCCCGAGAGCCACTCGCGGACGAACACCGGATCGAGCTTCACGCTGCACACCTTGCCGGCCTCCACGATCTCGCACGTCACGCTCGACTCGCCGGCCTCGGCCGACTGCCCATGCAGGTGGATGCCTTCCTTGGTGAACGTGTACTGCACGCCCTTCGACTGCTCGCTCGTCACGATGGCTGCCGCCCTGGTCGCCGACAGCAGCTCCGTGGACAGCACCGTGGTCGGCTCGCCGCCGTTCGCCGGGATCACGTCGCGCCACCGTGGGAAGCGGCCCTCCGTCAGCCGTGCCGTGACGGTCGTGCCGCCGATCGTCGCCAGCAGCTCGTTCGCCGTGGCCTCCAGCTGCACCGAGTCTTCGCCGGCTGCCACAGCGACGCGGGCCAGGATCTGCATCACCCGGCTCGGCACGAGCGTCGTGGTGTCATCGACGGCCAGGTCGTGTTCCATCTCGCACGAGCACAGCCGGCGGCCGTCCGTGGCCACGAAGTTCACCACGCCGTCCTTCACGTCCACGAGCACGGCCCCGAGGGCGTAGCGGCTGGACTCCTGGTCGGCGGCAAACACGACGCCACGCACGGCCCTGGCGAACTGGTCAGCCGGCAGCCGCGTCACCGGCTTGGCGTCCTTCGGCTCCCAGATCGGGTATTCGGCCGCGTCCTCAACGGGCAGCGTCCACGTGCCGTGGCCACACCGCACCACGCACGACGTGCCCTTCGTCTCCAGCGTCACGTCCTCGCCACCGGCGGCGTTCAGGATCGCCATGAGCCGTCCGTGCGGTAGCAGCATCGCATCGCCGTGGTAGTCGATGGCGGCGTCGATCCGCACCTCGAGATCCGTGCCGGTCACGAGCCCGTCACCCAGACGCACGTTCGTCAGCACCGGCTTTGGTGCCCTTGTTAGCACAGCCGGGCTTACAGCCGCGAGCGCACTCTTCAGCTCGGCGGCGCTCAATGTGATGCCACCACGCTTCCGTTCCTTCGTTGCGACCATGTGAAGTCCTTTTCTTCGAGAGAGACAAACCAACCAAAACGCCCAACACGAACGTGCAGGCGAGACTGATATGGCCCAGTGAAATCAGGGCGAATTGCTCGAGCGTCATAGCGCCATCCCCGGGTCTTCATCACCGAGCAGCGGAAACTTATGCGACGCCATCTCGGCTTCGACCACTTCGAGAATCTTCGACGTGGCCACCAGGCGAGCCATGAGCGAGACGATCGTGTCGTGGGCCTGCTCGAGCAGGATTCTCGACTCGTCGTCAATCTCGTCACGCCACGCCGACGCAAGGCAGACATCCGCGACGGCTTGCGGGGACGGCTTGCGGCGGCTCATGACACCACCTCGATTCCACGCGTCTGGCCGGCGCGACGGCGGATGAGCCCCTTCTTCTCCAAGGCCAGGATGTGGCACATCGCACCGTTGGGGCTGCGAAAGCCAAAGTGCTCCATGATCTCGCGGACGGTCGGGCCGCAGAGCGCCGTGCGTTCGCGGACGAAGTCGAGGATCTCTCGCTGGCGGTCGGTGGCGGGTGGCTGAATCGTGTCGGTCATATGCCCTCCTTGGCGGCTGCTAGTTTTCTACGGGTGCGTTCAAATGCCTCGGCTGCTTCGCCGGTGAAGACCTTGGGCGGTGGCGGTGCGTCGCCGAAATCGCGGCCCTGCTTTGTCTCGTTGCGGTCGTCGTACTCGCCGCCGTTGCAGAGCGTCACGAAGTCGGGTCCGCAGAACTGGCCAAGAGAAACCGCCGTCTTGAAGAACCGGCAGCGACCAAGACGCTCGATTGCCTTCAGTGCCTCATCCAGCCAGCCGGGTTCCGCAAGCCGCTCCACTGCCTTCGGATGCGGGTTCACCGGCTTCCAGGGCTTGCCCTTGCCTGTGTTCCACGCCTTGCGAAGCGTCTGCCACGCCTGCTTGTCGAACCCTTCGCGCGGTAGAGGAGGAAGTTCTTCTCTTCTCTTCTCTGGTAACGCGCCGAGCGTTACGGGCTCGGCGTCACGCGTAACGCTCGGCGCGTTACGGTGCGTTTCGGCCCTGTTTTTCCCGAGCGCACGGGCCTTTGCGGTGTCGCTGCAATGCCGGTCGAAACGCGGGAAACTCAGCCCCTCGCCTGTTTCGACCAGCCAGCCCACCCTGACAAGGGCGGCACCGTACCCGTCACGCCGAGCCAAACGATCCACCCACGCCAGATCGACACCTTCGACCTGGCCGTCTTTGCTGTGGCGGTCTGCCCACGACCAGAGCCGGAAGAGCTTGCCGATCACGGCATCCTCTTCGAGTCCGCAGATCGACGCCAGCCGGATGACGGCTGGATCGTCTGCCAGGTCGTGCCTCATTTTGAGCCAGTCACCTGCCATCGTTCACCTTCAATGTGTGACCGTTGAGCTTGTACCAGTCGATGCGAAAGTCAGACCATCGGCTCTGCCCACCAGACACACGGTGAGCGTGGTAGGCGATGACGCACTGCTCGAGCGTCTCGTCACGCTTCGCTTCCTGCTCACGCAGCCGCTCCGATAACTCTTCGCGGCGGCGTTGTTCGTGCCAGTTAGCTGGCATCTACTGACCTCTTAACTGCGAGTTACAAGTTCACGTTCGGCAACGAAGCCTAGGGCAGTAGCCTCGGCCACCACTATCGAACGCGTCTTGTGGTGTCGCCTGAAAGTGTTCTCGGCAAGCGTTTCTGGGTGCAGTTCAAACCGAAGCAGCCGAATCAGCTGAGCGATGTTGATGTCGTGCCAGACAACATCAAAGCACGCTGATGGCTTAAATCGGCCCCACATGAGCCACTGAGAATCAGCAGGACTAGATCCGTCCATGCGAACAAATGACACGCCATAGTTCACAAGCGTTTGCCCTTTCCATTTCAGGTACGGAATGGTCGTGGCGTGCTTTTTTCTGTATGTATCAACCTGGCTGCTCGTGAGATTTCCAGATCGCGTCTTGACCTCAATCTCCATCATCGGCTGGACTTCCCGCGTGCCCTGGCTGTCAACGCACGTGAGGTAACGATGAATAAAGGAATCAACGTCTGTCTGCACCCACCCGCAGTCGGTTGACCATGAGGGGAGCAAGTCGCACGACCTGCACCAGGACATAAACGGAACGTCGGATCCGAACAGTCTGTCTCTTGTCACTTGATCACCTCCTTGATTCGCTCGCTGGCGCAAGCAAGATTCGCCTCGTCGATCTCAAACGCGGCCCACTTTCGACCAAGCCCGACGCAAGCAACCGGAGTCGTCCCGCCACCGCAGAATGGATCGACAACAAAACCGTCTTGCTCTGTCAGCAGCTCGATGAAGTAACGGGCTTCTGCTTCAGACTGCTGCCACTCGTGGTGCGACTTCTCGCGGCTTCCGGTCGCAACGTCGTTGACGAAAGTGGTCTTGTCGCCACGTGTTTCCTTGACGAACCACAGCATCGGCTTCCAGCCGTTCACGATGCCGTACTCGTTCATCCGAAGGAGCGACGGACCGCTGTGGTAGCAGGAGCACGTCCACCAGTAGCGAAGATGCTTCGATAGGTCTGCCACCGCATCTGGCAGTTGAATCTGACCGACGTAGGCGATCAGACTTCCGCCTGGTCGAAGCACGCGAGCTGCGAACTCACCAAGGCCGTCGTACAGCTCGATGGCTTTGCGGTCGTACGGCGGGTCGGTGAAAATCAGATCCACGGACGCATCGGGGATCTTGTCGCCGATCTTGCGGAAGTCGCCGAGGTACAGCCCGTCAACCGACTGCCGCTTTGCAACCGCTGCGGCCTTCTGTTCTTGCCGTTTAGCTGCCGCCTCTTGATCCTTCAAGTCTCGGACGACGCGGTTGATTGACACCTCGCCTGTTCGCAACTTGGCGACAGTCTCGGCGTCAACCTTGCCAGCCTTCTCGGCGGCGTCGATCTTCTTGACCTTTGCAACGGTGTCGTGCGAGACGTTGGCGGCCTTGGCGACTTCCTTCTGGGTATCCAGTGGAGGTAAACCTTTCACAGATTTCTGTGAAAGGTCTGTCCGCTGTCCCTGACGGCTTCGCTTGGCGATTGTCTCCTCTAGCCGCAACGCCAGCTGCGTCCGCACGTAGGCCGATAGATTCCGCCTCCCGAACTGATTGCGGATGATCCACTCTTCGGCGTGGCTGCGGTCGCTGAACCGCATTTCCTCAATGTCGAACGCCAGCCCTAGCCGCGTGCAGATCTCGTAGCGGTTGTGGCCGTCGAGCAGCGTGAGCGTTCCCTTGCTGGCCCACACCACCAGCGGGTCGCGAGCGCCGCCGTGCTCGACGATGTTCTCTTCGAGTTGCTGCCGCTCTTCGGCCGACAGCGGCGGGATCAGTGCGGCGAACTCGGCGTCAACGATGATGTCTTCAAAAACCTGCGGCATGTGTGCCTCCTTGCGTGGTTGGGTGTGACTGCCTTGCCACTCTGCGATGTCTGTCAAACGTGTATTGGCCCCGTGACGTGGGGCATCCGGTCGCATCACGCTGGGAGGTAGCGCTGCGACTGCGGTGGTTACTCGCCACTCACCGCGTGGCGACCAATGCGGCCAGGTGAGCCGCTGGGGCAATGGCGTGCCGGCTGTATCAGTCACTCGACTCTGGCTTGGCTATGTAACTCCTCCACCCCGGCGTTGCCGGCGGTGGCTCGTGCTTCATCTTGAGCTCGTGGTACGCCTTGAGGTTCGTCTCCGCAGCCTTGCGGCAACGTTGCGCCTCATCACGCATTCCGCTGGCAACGGTCGCCATGTCGGCTTTGCCGTGCTCGCGGAGGTACGCGACAACGTCATCGAAGGTGGGCCAGCCATTCACGACTTGGCCTCCGTTGCGGCCGCTTCGTGATCGAACTCCTGGCCGTTGTCCTCGGGCTCCGACTCCAGCCACTCGCACTTGCCGTCGATCAGGTGCACGAGCTCGTTGCGTTGGGCCGCGGTGAAAGTGCCCTCCTTGTGTCGCTGGTTGACGCGATCCCGCAGGGCGGCCAGCAGCTCGAGGCTGTTCGTCCGCTGCACGGCGAGCCGGGCATTGGCGACGGGATCATTCGTGGCCGAGAGGGCCGGCGGCTGTGCCGTCTGCTGCGCGTGGCTATCAACGGCTGTTGCAGGGGCGTGGCCGCGCTCCACAGCCGCCGGGCGACTCTCGGTTGACGGGAACTTCGGACGCACCACCACGGGCTCGCGGGCCGGCTCGTGCTGGTAGTCCTGGGCCTCTTCGGCCGTGATGAGCCCACGAAGGGCGTCGGCGAACGCGTTACGCAAAGCGAAGCCCCTGGCTCTCAGGGTCAGCATGCGGCTGCTGTACTGGCTCCACGGGCCAGACTTGCCCCACAGTCCAGCCTTCTTCGCGTCGGCAACGCTGAACCGCACGACAGTGGGTGCCGGGTAGCCCTTACGTTTGGCCTCGCAGACGGCCACCAGGCCGTCGCCCTCGCCCTCCGTGTACTCGCGGACGTACTCGCAGACGGGGCTGCTCTGCACCAGGGCCAGTGCGGCGTCACCCCAGATCGTCGGGCGACCGTTGATCACGGCAATCGACTGCAGCGACTGCATCGGGGACAGGCCCACCTCGCTGCCGTGCTGGATGGCCAGCATGCA